CTCTCCTCTGCTCTCCGTGTCCGTGGAGAACAAGGCGGCCACCGGTTGATCGTTGATAGCTTAGTCGACTTTTCTCAAGGGACAGGAATCTAATGCTCACCAGACTCGAACGCTCAGTCCATACTGCCATCGAACGCGTCATCGCTTTGGCTTCCCCGCGTGAAGCTGCTCGTCGCCAATACGAACGCAAGATCTATGAGTTCGGCTACGACGCCGCCAACCCAGGTCGCGCTCGTGGCACCAAGGCCAATAGCCTCTTCAATGCGGCCTCGGAGAATCAACAGAACAACCGGGACCGCGTAAAGATGATGTGGGAGGTTCGCGATCTTGTTCAGAACTTTTCGTTTGTTAAATCAATCCTGTTGAAGGAGGCAATGTATGTCTGCGGCAAAATCCAGTATCAAGCCAACACTGGTGACCCCTCGGCCGATATGGCCATCGAGCAATACTGGAACCATTGGGCTGAGAACTGTGACCTCACCGGACGCCACGTTTTTCGCCAACTCGTCCAGCTCATGCACGTCGGCATGCGTCGCGATGGAGATTCCGGTTTCATCCTCGTGGCTCAAGGCCCCGAACTCAAACTCCAGACCGTCGAAGCCGACCGTATCGGTAATCCGAATCAAGCGGGCACGTCCGAGCAAAACTACTTCGGCGGCATCAAGGTAAACGAGTTAGGCCAGATCGTTTATTACCGCGTCTTCACCCGCAACATCCATGGACAATACTCCGATCCCACCGAGGTTCCGCCTGACAGCTTTGTTCACTATTTTGATCCTCTTCGGAGCGATCAGTATCGCGGCATCACAGCTTTCGATACCGTTATTCCTCATGCCCGAGACCTCTACGAACTCCTTCAAATGGAGAAGATGGCAGTTCGTTGGGCCAGCTCACAAACCGGTATCATCACGAAGCAAGACCCGTCGCTCACAGAATGGAAGTCGGGTGACACTTCAAAGAACGGCACGCCCCTCGAATCCATAGAGGCTGGCAAACTCTTGCGGCTGCTCCCAGGTGAATCTGTTACTCAATTCCCGGGAACCAACCGTCCGAGTGCTACGTTTACCGGGTTCATCACAACTCTGGTGCGCGAGATGGCTAACGGCCTTAACCTTCCGTTTTCGTTCGTCTGGGACCCAAGCACTCTCGGTGGCGCGACTGCCCGCCTCGAAAGTGCCCAGACTCAGCGTTGCTTTGCTCGCCACCAGAACCTCCTCACCGAGCAGGTTCTCGATAAGATCAAGAACGCCGTCCTGACCAGGGCTATTGCGTTCAAGTTGATCCCGCCAATCCAGACCTACAAACAGGGGATGTGGCAGTTCCCAGCCCACATCACGGCTGATGTCGGTTACCAGACCCAGGCTGATCTTGCCATGCTTGCTTCCGGTCTGAAAACGCGTTCTGATATTTACGGAGAAATGGGTCTCGACTTCGAAGAACAAACCCAGGTGCTCGCTCGCGAGATTCAGTTCTATCAGAGGATCGCAGCCGAGACCGGCGTGCCAATTGAGCTGCTTACCCAAACCCTACCCAACGCCTCGATGATGCTGGCCCAGATGCAGCAGGCAATGGCCGCAAGCGCAGGTGGAAAAATTCTTCCAATCATTGCCATGGCTCCAGAATCATCGAAGACTGGTTGACAGTTCGGCTTGAGGTATGATGGGGCCATCTATGCCTACCGTGCTCGGTAAACGAGTCGGCGGCTTTATTCGAAAGAAACGTGCCGCTAAGAAACACCACATGCAGGTTCCACTGGGGACCATGGTCGGTAGGGCACTTGTTCTGAATCGTAATTTGATCGAACTCAAACGAGGCGACAAACTCGAAGATTGGACTGATTGGAGACAGGTATACGGTGCTGCCAGTTCCGGATCTCGTTCCGGACTCGCCGGTAAACTTATTTCCCAAGCTGAGATGGGAGGCAACATCGCCAGGGATTTGCATCACGTCATCTCCAATCGTGGGCCGCGATACAATCCTTCCGCTGAGGTTGGACCATTTAAGGTTGCCCAGAATTCTCCAAACACCATTCGCGTGTCGGCCGGTCCTGAGCGCAGAGATCGCAGGAAAAAATACGAGTGGGAACGAGCCGAAACCAAACGCAAAATCCAGAAAGCCGTCTTCACCGTGGCGCTTGTTGGTGGAGGAACTCTGGGCGTGGCGCTCCATAACAAGGGCCTGGGGCATTATGCGAAAGCTGCCAGGGCTGCCGGTAAAGATGTTTCTTCCAGTGGTGGAGTTCGTGAAGCTGCCAGGAACATCATCAAAGGCGCTGGTCTTTACACCAAGGAAGGGGCCGAGAAAACAAAGTCAGCCGGTCAATATGTGGTGGATAAAATCCTGGGAAGAAAACCCACCACACCTACGAAGAAGAAAGCCACCAATCTTCAGAAGAAAGCTGATATGATGCGGAAGCAGGCACCCGAAAGCGATGAACCATCCCAAATGCCGATGACGCCTCCGGCTCCTCCGCCGCCACGGCCAAAGATTAAGATGCCAGAAGATGAATCAGGATTCAAAGTAGTGCCCAAAAACCCAGATAAGAAGAAAAAAGCATGAAAACTAAAGACCACAAAAAAGTAATGATCAATCTGGCCAGGTGCGAACAGGAACTCGATAAGGTCCTCTTCGATACCGGCGATTTTGTCACTGGGGCTGGTGTTGCTGGAGTTGCTGGCCTTGGCGCTGGAGCCGGTCTCTATGCTTATGGTCGACAGGGCCTGAAGAGGAAGAAGACATGGGGCGCACGCGACATCGGTGAAACCATCGGTCGTGGAGCTTCCATGCTGAAAAAGGATGCTGCAGGCGCAGGGCCCGCTCTTTGGCAGAAGATTTTGAAAGCTGTCGGCAAAGCCAAGTAATGCTGTCCAGGCCATATCCGCAGGTGAAAGTTGAGCAAGTCGAACCGCCTCAGCCTTCCAAGCATAATCTCGCGAAAGCGGCGATTATAGGCGGGGCCATACTAGGAGGCAGCATTGGCATTGGAATTCATGCTCGCGGGATCGCCAGCAGGCAAAAGGAAATTTTGCAGCGTGCTGCAAAAAGAGCACAGGGCGAAGGAGTCAGAGCCGCCAATAGGGCAGCTTCAGCCAGTAAGAAAACCGCAGAAAAGGCCGCTAAGACCGAGGCGAAGGCCACAGCCAAAGACGAAGATTGGCATGTGGGGTATATCGAAAAAAGGCTCAAACAGTATCGGTCAAATATTCCGCATGAATATCGTCCGCCAGAGGGGACAGGTCCTTTTCAAGGTGGCAGAGTGGAAACATATCGAAAACATTTAGAGACTTTTGCGAAAGAGATCCACGGCGAGATCCCGGACGAAGCCAAGATCAGAACCCTGCACGGGACTACTCCGGGAAAGTTCGATAAGAAAAAGACGCTTGCTGATGAGATGATCTTTGGAATCAAAACCAAAAGGGCTCAGGGCATTGTCGAACGCTTGAAGACCGAAAAGATTGATACCGATATCCAATCCAGGGCTACTGATGTTTTTTACAAATCTCAGCTTCATCCTCATTTCAAAAAGGAGGGTAAGGCGGTAACCAGCGACAGGACTCAGTGGGGGCCGTTTGCTGATTACGAATACTCCAAGCCTCATGCGAGCTGGGTGCCTAAATCTGAGATCGAGAAACTCAAAAAAGGTAAGCCAACCGAGATGGCTCGTAGGATCGTCAAGCTGATCCAGTTTGATATCTCATTGAAAGAATCTCGTGGCAGCGATGGCAAATTTGCTGCTGGCGGTGGTGCGCCTTTCCCTGATGCAGGGACTTTCCAGTATGCCTATCACGCTCCGCTGCTAAATCCGAGTTCCGGTTTCAACACTCAGCAGGAAAAGCCACGTGGCCGAGGACGGCCGCCAGGTGCATTGAACAAAGCTACCGTTGAACGGCAGTGGGCTGAAAATCCAGTCGTTCAAGAGGCTATCCAGCAGCAGCCTGAGATGAAACAGGCCATGGCGCAGCAGGCAGAGATGCAAGCCGAGGCTCAGGCTCAACGTGATGCTCAACGGCAAATCCGTAAAAGCCGTGTCGTCAGTAATCTTTTCGTGGCGGCAGGTTTAACTGCCGGTGCCTCCATAATTGCTGGCCCAAAGATCGCGAAAACAATCGCCAGTGCCGCACGAGACAAGGCGGCTGTCGAGCGGATTGGGTCCAGACTGGATAGACCGTTAAAGCGAATTGTCCGCGAAAAGGTAACCGGAGTTCCCGTTAAGGGCGCTCGGACCGAGAATCGTGTGGGGAAGAATAAAATCGAATGGGCCGATAATCTTGTCTGGGAAGAGACCGGCAAACGCTTGGGGCAACGGTTCGTCGAAAAGGCAGCCGCGACAGGGACGCCCATCGAGACAGCAATCGCTGATCGGGCACGGAACCTGAGAAAACTCCGACAGGAACGCTTGGCTAAAGGAGCTGACTGGGCCCGTAGAAATCCCGAACGTGCGTCAACGGAAAATCCGTGGACCAACGCTCCTTACGCGCCTGCGACCAAAGTTGATAGGGATGTCGCAAAAGCAAACGCTAATGCGGCCCTGAGCAAGTCACGCCTTGAGACTGCCGAGCAAGCAAATAGAACTCAAGCGGCTCTGCATACCCAGGATGAGTTGCAATTGGGAATCCAACAAGCGCGTGCTGAAACCGCCACAGCCAGGGCTAGAATTTCTGAACTGACCGAGGCCGGGAAAAAACAAGGAGAAGTTATCGGTGGTTTGGAAAAAAGGATCGAAGGTTCAATTGAACCCATGGACCCCGAGGATCGTCTCCAGGTTGCCCGAAACATCATGGGTGGTATCGAGGGGCGTCGTGGAATAGGACTGCCTGATGAGATTGTCTTCCGATCCCAGCCCAACGCCAAGGGAGAACTGCAACCCGAGATACAGAGGGAACTCGCAAACCTCCAGAAACATCACAAGGTTGCTGGCAAAGAATTCAAAATAACCGAGGACCGCACTCCACCGGTTCAGGAGGAACTGGTCAAAATTCATGACTCGACCTTGAATCAATCAGTTGTTCCAAAGACGGTTCTCGATGAGCACATCGAGTATTTGAAGCATAGGACCGTTCAAAACCGTGCGGACGAGATCAACCAGATCCACAACAAATACGGGTTGCCTCGTGAGGATATCGCTCACGTCATGGCCGAGCGTGAAGCTAAGGGCAAGTATTCGAAAATTTTGGAGCGCAATATTAAAGATGCCCCTGATCGGGACGATCCGGATTTCTTTACGAAGATGGCTGAACACGGTCGGCTTACAGCTCGTGAAGGGTCCAAGATTAAAAAGCAAGCAACCCTCTACAAGCAGCGTGAAGCAAAGCTGGTAAAGGAGATGAAGAAGAAGTATCGTGAAGCCGCAAAAGACGAATTTCGGAAACAGAGAAATCTGCCCCCGGGCAAACGCTTCACCATGACAGATGCTGAAACGAAAGCCCTGGATGATGCCGCTAAAGAAGGCGAGAAGGCAGCGCATCGTGCCCATGCCAAACAGCTCGCCAGTGAAGGAGCGATCCCTGAAAGCTTTCTGTCGGGGTTCCCAGTGGGGACTAAGGACGTAACAGCCAAACAGATCGCCATTCAGCGGGATAGAGCCCAAAAATCAACAGCCAAGAACGCTTGGGAGCTGGCTAGAAACATTCTTCATCGCTACGAACTTATGCGACATCCTGTCGTCATCGAGCTGGGAGAACTTCGCCCAGGTATGATTTGCCTTTAGTTGACATCTTTACTTAGTCGTGAGCAACGAAGTTAAAGTTACATATTTCTCGGATATCCTTGGTCGGTTCGATAAAGAGGCCGGGAAAATCTTCGGCGTCTCAGTCATTACCGAGGGTAAAGCCAAAGGCCATGAACTCGTGGTCGACTCCCAGACCCTCATGGAGATCAAGAATGCGGCCGAATCTTTCCCAGACGGTCGTCTCAAGACCAAGCTCAATCATCGAACTGGTGTTGAATCCGTCTTCGGTTACCTGGAAAACTTTCGTGTTGACGGCCCAAAGCTCCTGGCTGACTTGAAGATGCTCAAGAACCATAAGGATTTCGAGCAGACCTTCGAACAGATTGAAGCGTTACCCAACGCGAT